CAGCGGCGTGTTTAACACCTGCGTTTCACCGTTTGCAATCTTAATTTCAATTGCCAAAAAACCCGACATAGACTTGAAATCTTCGAGCGGAACAGTAATAACATCCGCTGTGCTGTTTAGTGTGCAAGCGACTGAATCCGAAATTAAATATCCGTCTGTCGCAAATGTTGCAGTTACTGTGCAGTCTGCAAAGGTCAATTTTTCACCGCTTGCCGTTAAAGTAACATCAAGATAGCGTGTTGCTTTATCATTGATATTGGCAATACCAACAACATTTGGTGCGTTGCGGTCATTAACATCAATTGTAATTGATTTATGTGCTAAACTAATAGCCATTATCTTTTAAACCTCCTTTGGATTTTTATCAAATCAGACATCGACATACTTAAGTCACCGATTGTAATTTCTTTGTATTTTTGAGACACGCTATCGTAGACCGTTTTTGAAATTCTTCGATTCAAATTCGTGCCGTCCGGCATTACAACCGTCACTTCATCATAAAGTTTGATTGCGTGCATTTTAGTGAGCTCGTTTTCAAGAGTTACCCTTATACTCAGGGTTTCCGATGTTTGTTCCGTCGAATAGTTATAATCAGCAACTGCGTTACGCAAAGCATCTCTGACTTCTTCGTAATTTTCGCCGGTGCTGGGATTTAAAGTGTATTTTTTGATTTTGCTTGTGCAGTCGTATAAATATGTGTTTTTTATGTTCCGTTTTAACCCTGTTTCGTATGGTTCAGGGCTTGACACGATGACTTCTTTATTATTCGTAGTGTTGCATCGTGCGTAAGGCATAACATGTGTATAGTAGTTGCCGATTTCAGCAGTCTGCTTATAATCTGACACATTAGCGCCGAAAGCTATACGATAGCCACTTTTCGCACCTGCTGTACTGATTTTGTTAAAATAAATGTCAAAATTATTAAAATACAGAACACCGCCAAACTGATAAATCAGTCCTTCGTCATCATCTTTGAAGATATCCTCAAACTTTACCGCTTGTGAATAGCCTAAATAAATTCTTTTCTTTGCTGTGATTGATGAACTGAAGCTAAACCACTTATATGGGGCTTCCGTAAACCACATATGCAGAGGTTCTCCTACTATGCTATAGTCTCGCATGAAGTGGTCAATTAATTCTTTCGGTGTGCCATACATCGAACCGTCTGTTGCACGAGGAATTGTCCCGTTTTGGAAAAACATTCTTGACACATGTTCGCCCGACACGGTTAAATCACCGTTTTTATCGACCTCTATTTTGGTTACATAAAAGTACTGTGGCTCGGACACATTATTTACTTTTGCTTTAATATATGAGGCTATTTTAATTTTTGAAACGAGCTTATCTGTGCTTTTAATTTTTGCGCTAAAGCTGTATGCGCCATTTTGCTCCATTGTCGTCAAAAACTCGGTGCATTCAGTCAAAAAACCGAAACCGTTAGATTCAAACAATGGTGTTGGATTTTTGTAATAGTCAGCGATGT